GGTGGACTAACCCAATTCTTATTGATGGCGACAACGGCATCATTGCAGGTCATGGCAGACTTTCTGCTGCTCGTAAGCTAGGACATGAGGAAGTTCCAGTTATAGAGCTAAAAGACCTAACCGAAACCCAACGCAAGGCTTACATCATTGCCGACAACCGCCTAGCCCTAAACGCAGGGTGGGACAATGAAATGCTGACTATTGAGTTAAATGACTTGTTGGCTGATGGGTTTGCATTAGACATATTGGGTTTTGACTCTAAAGAGTTAGCAGCATTGCTTGAGCCAGAAGTGGTAGAGGGGCTAACAGATGAGGATGCTGCGCCACCATTGCCTGATGAGCCTAAAACTAAACTAGGCGACATTTACCAACTTGGCAACCATAGGTTAATGTGTGGTGACAGTACAAGCGTAGATGCTGTTCAAACCTTATTAGAAGGTCAACGAGCAGACATGGTATTTACTGACCCACCATACAACGTAGCATTTAATGGGCGTAGCGGTAAGTTTGACGTAATTAAAAACGATGACTTACCTGATGACCAATTTGCCCAATTTATCCAAGATTGGTTACAAACCTTTGAGGCGTTCCGACCAAACAGCTACTATATTTGCTGTAATTGGGCTTTTTATGGCATTTTGCAATCAGCCCTTAAACCCAAGGCTTGCATTGTTTGGGCTAAGAATGTATTTGGTTTAGGTAGAGGTTACAGGCATCAACATGAGTTTATTGTGTTTGATGGCTTAATTGACCCAGACATTAAAAACGAATCAGATTTGTGGAACATTGCTAAAGATAGCAAATATGTACATCCAACCCAAAAGCCTGTTGCCATTAGTGAACGTGCCATTAAAAATAGTACCAAGTCTAAAAACATTGTATTGGACTACTTTGGTGGGTCTGGAAGCACTTTAATTGCTTGCGAAAAACAAAACCGCCAAGCTAGGGTTATGGAACTAGACCCAAAGTATTGCGATGTAATAGTAAAGCGTTGGGAAGACTTTACAGGTAAAAAAGCCATGTTAGTAAACGCTAACGAAGAACTTTCGGAGATATAAAATGCAACAGGGTAAAAAATATGAGCCTACCGATGAGAACAAGAAGCTAGTAAAGACTCTGGCTGCTGTTGGCATTACCTTTGAAGACATAGCTACCAAGCTAGAGATTAGTTCCGATACGCTAGTGAAGTATTACAAGAAGGAATTGGACGATGGTCGCATCGATGCTAACGCTAGTATTGGGCAGACCTTGTTCCAGCAAGCAAAGAACGGCAATACTGCTGCTGCTATCTTTTGGTTAAAGACTAGGGCTAGATGGAAAGAAACCCATGCTGTCGAGCATAGTGGGCCAGAAGGTTCTGAACTGGTCATTAAATGGCAGAGTTAATAATTCCTTATAAACCAAGGGAACACCAGTTAAGGGTGCATGAATTATTAGAAGGCAAACGCTTTGCGGTAGTGGTTGCTCACAGGCGGTTCGGTAAGACTGTTGCCGCCCTAAACCACATCATTCGTGAATCGTTGCTTAACCAAAAGGAAGCCCCTAGATACGCCTATATAGCCCCAACGTATGGACAAGCCAAGCGAGTGGCATGGGACTACCTTGTTAAGTACGCAGAGCCGTTAGGTGGGACAACGAACATATCTGAATTAAGGGTGGACTTCTGGGGTAGGCGCATCCAGTTATACGGCTCTGACAATCCCGATTCACTTCGTGGTCAGTATTTTGATGGAGTAATCCTAGACGAGATTGGCGACCAAAACCCTAAGATTTGGACAGATATATGCAGACCTGCCTTGGTTGACAGACAGGGCTGGTGCTTGTTCATTGGTACGCCAAAGGGACACAATCACTTCAAAGAGTTGCGAGACAGGGCTAAAACAGAGGAAGGTTGGGGATTGCTAGAGTTCAAAGCCTCAGAGACAGGGGTAGTGGATGACACAGAACTGAAGGCTGCTAAGAATGAGATGGGCGAGGATAAATATCGCCAAGAGTTTGAGTGTAGCTTTGACGCTGCTGTAGAAGGTTCTTACTTTGGTCAAATCCTAAATGAACTGGAAGAAAAGAAGCATATGCAGGAGATTCCCAGAGAGGAACTAAGTAGGACTTTTACTGCTTGGGACTTGGGAATGGGTGACTCTACGTCTATCTGGGTGGCTCAGTTAGTGGGTACTGAGGTGCGCCTAATCGACTATTACGAGAATCATGGGGTAGGACTTGACCACTACGTCAAGTGGATTAAGGATAATGACTATCTCAAAGCAGAGCATATTCTTCCCCATGACGTTAGGGTTAGAGAGTTAGGCACAGGCAAGAGCCGTATGGAGATGCTTGAGGAATCAGGGCTAGAAGTCAAGATTGCACCCAGAATGGGACTAGACGATGGCATCCAAGCAGTAAGAAGGTTGCTGCCAAGGTGCTGGTTCAATGTCCCACAGGTACAGACAGGCTTGAACTGCCTGAGAAACTACCGTAGAGATTACGATGAGAAGCGTAAGATATTCTATGAAAGACCACTGCACGATTGGTCAAGTCATGGCTCTGATTCTTTCCGTTACTTAGCCCTTGGATTGGATGAAGGACATTCAACATGGTCTAAGCCGATTAACTCAGCACCGAAATGGATAGTTTGATGTATGTACAAATGCAGGGTGTAAATCTAGCCCCTAAAGTAAAAGAACTTGAAAAGCGTCTTGAAATGTTGGAAAATGTGGTAAAAGCATTACAATTGGATAAACCCCGAATGGGTCGCCCTCCAAAGGACAAACATGGAACAGAACGAACTGAAGTCAATACTACAGGCAGAGATTGATGACGCTATTGGCTTTATTGAAAGTGAAACTGTTGAACAGCGCAAACAGGCTTTGGAGGCTTATCTGCGACAGCCATATGGTAATGAGGTTGAGGGTAAGTCTCAAATCGTTACAGGAGAAGTGGCAGAAGCGATAGATGGTGCGCTGCCTAGCTTGGTTCGTATCTTTACAGGCTCAGACAATATTGTAGTCTTTGAGCCACAAGGCCCGAGGGATGAGGCTTCTGCAAAACAGGCCACAGACTATTGCAATTGGGTATTCTCACGAGATAACGAGGGCGTAGCCATTTTGCACGATTGGTTTAAGGACGCTTTGCTTCAGAAAAATGGAATTTTGAAAGCGTATTGGGAAGACAAAGAAGACATAACCAAAGAGCGTTACTTTGACTTGACTAACGATGAGTTAGCAATGCTGATGAGTGATGAGACTATGGAGATTGTCGAGCAAGATACGACTGAGTTCCCAATATTTGACCCAATGGGTCAGCCAGTTATAGACCCTATGGGTATGCCTGTGATGGGTGCTACACACAATGTTGTGGTGCAGCAAAAGAAAAAGTCAGGCAAAGTAACGATTGAGAACGTACCCCCAGAAGAATTCCTGATTAGCAAGAAGGCTAGAACTATTGCTGACTCACCTTTTGTAGCCCACAGACAGATGTTGACTCGTAGCACTTTAGTAGCGATGGGTTTTAACAAGAAGCAAGTAGATGGCTTACAGATGGGTGATGCACTAGCGTACACACCAGAGCGAGTGGCTCGTTTCTCTGCTGGTGAGCAACCTTACCAAGTTCAGACTGATGACCACTCAATGCAAGAGATTGAAGTCTTTGAGTGCTATGTCAAAACTGATATAGATGGCAAAGGGATTGCTTCATTGGTTCAAGTGTTCTACGCTTCCAATGAAATCCTAGAGGATGCCAAGGGTAAGGAAATGGTTGAGGAAGTGGACTATGTTCCTTTCCACTCAATCTGTCCTATCCCAATTCCGCACAAGTTCTTTGGTAACTCGTTGGCTGACAGAACAGTTGACCTACAGTTAATCAAGACCACTATCACTCGTCAGATGTTGGATAACTTATATCTGACAAACAATGCTCGTGTGGTTGCGGTTGAGGGTCAAGTAAACCTTGATGACTTGCTTACATCTACTGCTGGTGGTGTTATTCGTGCCAAGTCTCCTAATGCTGTCCAACAGTTAGTTGTTCAGAACGTGGCTTCTCAGGCTTTTCCAATGCTTCAATACTTGGACACAATCCAGTCTAAGCGTACAGGCGTGTCTGATGCCTCACAAGGGTTAGACCCATCTGTCTTACAGAACGTCACAGCAGCAGCAGTAGCTTCAATGCAACAAGCTGGCGCAGGTAAGATTGAACTGATGGCTCGAATCTTTGCTGAGACAGGTGTTAAGTCTTTGTTCAAGGGCATACTACATTTGTTATGTAAGTACCAAGACAAGGCTCGTTTAGTGCGTATGCGTGGTGAGTTCGTAGAGTTTGACCCTAGAACATGGGCTAACCAATACGATGTTTCTATCAACGTAGGTTTAGGCGCAGGGAATCGTCAAGAGCAGATGGCTATGTTGTCTATGGTGCTTGCTAAACAAGAGCAGTTGATTGCTCAGTATGGCCCTGCAAATCCTTACGTTTCCCCTGCTCAGTATCGTGGCACATTGGGACGCATGGTAGAGATTGCAGGGTTTAAGGACTCTGCTGAGTTCTACAAAGCAATTACCCCAGAGCAAGACCAGATGCTTTCTAATCCTCCTCCACAAGAGCAGCAGATGCCTCCAGAGGTTCAAGCATTGATGGCTAGAACACAGGCTGAGATACAAGCAGCACAAGCTAAAGCACAAGCTGATTTGCAGATGCAACAACAGCAGATGCAGATTGACATGGAGATGGCGCAACAGAAGGCTGCTCTTGAAATGCAATTGATGCGTGAGAAAGAAATGGCTAAGTTGCAACTTGAGCGTGAGAAACAACAGGCTTACTTTGCATTGAAGCAACAAGAGTTTGAAGCAGAAGCCCAATTGAAAGCAATGAAAATTGGTGCTGGCATTACATCCAACGTAGAGATTAGGGGTTAATCATGGCTACACAAGCAGAACTAACACAGGCTTTAGTCAATCTTTTACAGACTGACCCTAACGCTGCCTATGGCGATATTGTTAAAGCAGCAGCTACTTACGGCATTACACCAGCCCAAGTGCAAGCTACATTTGCTACATTGCCAGCAGGTAACGACAGGACTTATGTTCCTGATTACACACCAGCGCAAACATCAATTATAAATAACGCTATTGCTTCAAATGACCCTATTGCACAAGCATATGGTCTTGCAGAAAAAACTGGTGATTATGGTCAGATTGCTGCTTTAATTAAAAACATCCCTGCGCCTACATTGTTGTCTAAGTATGGTCTGACAAACAAAGACATTAGCTATATCTACACTCGTCCTACAGTTACAGACCCATTGTCAACGGCATATATCAATGCTGAGAAAACTGGTGATTACACTACTGTTGCTAATTTACTCAAAGGCATAACTGCTGACCAGTTAAAGGCTACTTACAACCTTAACCAAAACGATATTAACTATATTGCTTCTCGCAAGGGAATAGCGGGTACTTTGCCAGCTAATTGGGCTGGTATGCCTATCAAGCAAGTTGGTACTGATACAGCTACTACTATTACTGGTACACCTGTAACACAAGCAGCACCAGTTGGTCAATTCCGTGAGTTGTTTCCATCATTTGCAGAATCTAAGCGTTTAGCTACACAAACAATTGCAAGCAGACCAACTACCCAAAGCATTGTTAACATGATTTCTAACCCACAGAATCCTACGTTAACTTCTGCTTGGCAAGCTGCTGAAAAGTCTGGTAACTATGGTGATGTAGCTGGTATGCTTCAGAATATGCCATTAGGCAAGGTTCAGTCTGCTTACGGATTGTCTAATGCTGATATGCAATACATTATGAGCAGACCAGAGATAGCTACTGCGTTGTCTAAGTCAGGTATGGTTGCTACACCTGCACCTACTCTGACTAATGTTCTTGGCATGATTTCTAAGTGAGAACAGCATGAGTTACGAACAACTGCGTAGTTTGGTAGGTGGAGACAATCCACAAGGTGTATCTTATGGCGACATAATTTCTGGTATTCAAAGCCAGTACACACCACAGTCTCAGTTTGCGACTCCCAAGTCTTTGCTAGACATGATTGGTACGCAGTTGCCAGAACAACGTGGAATTGCTTACGGCTCGTTGCTACAAGCGCAACCAACGACACCAATTAAGTTGTTTGGTTCTACTGCACCTTTTAAAAACCCAGACGCTATGGCTAGTCTTGATTCTGGTGTTATAAATTTAGGAACAGAAACAGCTAACACAGGTTTGGGCGGTGGTAGAGACTTATCTGGTACGCTTGTTTATAACAATGACTTTAGTCAAGATGTTTATGGCACTTCTGGCTTAAATACTGGTGTTAATACAGGATTGTTTGGAACTAGCATAACTGGTACAGACATAGCCAATGTTGCAGGGACAATAGCACCGATAGCTGCTTTAGCGGGTAACTCAGACCTAGTTAAAACAGCTATTGCATTGAATCTGATTGGCTCTGCTGCTGATATTCGTACAGAGCAAGATGTTATTAACTTAGGTTCAAAGATAGCGATGTTGGCGGCAGGGCCAGCAGGTAATGTTGTGGCAGCAGGTCTTGGTTTGGCTACTGGCAATACACCAATGACAGTTAACGCTTTATTAGGCGCAGTCAACCCAACATTAGGACTTGTAAACACTATCTCAGGAAACCTAACTGGTTATAACTTAGGTGATGTGGTCAATGGCTTGTTAAACGCACCAGAAGGTGCTATTTCTGAATATGGCTTGATAGGTGCAGCCAACATTGGTAATTCACTTGTAGCCAGCAGAAAAGCGGCAGGTGATGCCTACGATAGTTCGGGTGCAAATACATTGCGAGTATTGGCTGAACTTGGTGATAAAGAAGCCATTGAAACACTAAGAGCGCAGTCAGCAGGTTCTACTGGCTCTACCTATAACCCAATAAATGACTTAGGTACTGCTAGGGGTAACAGTTACTTTAATCTGTTTACACCTGTTGGTGGTGTAGCAAAGCCTAAAATTGATGAAACATCAGGAATTACCCTTATATGACAGACAAAGCAATTTTGGCTCAATGGGCTAAAAACTTACTAAATGATGACTTTTTCAAAGAAGTATTAAATAACTTGAAAAATGAACAGATTAGTGTAATAATTAACACAAGTGCAGAAGAATGTGATAGGCGTGAAGATGCTTATCGGCACATAAAGACTATTGAATTGATTACAGGACACCTAGAAGGTTTAGCCTCGGAAACTGTGATTA